GACTGCAATGGCGCAGCAAATGGCACAGCAGCAGATGCAACAACAGCAACCGCAGCAAGGCCCACCACAGGAGCAAATGAGTGGCGAACAAATCCCCAATTAATCTTGGAATTGATGGTGTTCAAAGAAGTAAGGCTAATGACCAAAACATTAGCGTTACCGTTGCAGAGGTTTTTTCATCCCCTTCTGGCGAGGCTGTTTTAAACTACTTAAAATCTATTACTATAAATATGGTGCATGGCCCTGATGTTTCTACGGAAAGCCTTAGGCACATTGAGGGCCAACGCTTTATTGTAGGATTAATAGAGCAAAGAATAGCACACGGTCACAGGAGCAAAAAATGAGCGACAGTTTAGTTTCCGAAGAAGCAACGGAAGAAGTTGCTGTAGAGTCTGAGATTAATACAGAATCAACAGGCGATCCTATTTTTGAAACAGATGAAAAAGTCGAAGGCGAAGAATTACTATTAGGAAAATACAAAACACCTGATGATTTAGCCAAGGCTTACAAGGAGCTTGAATCAAAACTTGGGGGTAAAGAAGATGACTTACGCTCTAAGCTAATGGAAGAAATAAAAGAGGAAGCATTTAAAGATCGGCCAGAATCTTCTGGCGATTACATTCTTCCAGATACAGTAGATTCAGAAACTTCCGTCGATAATGAGTTGCTTCAATGGTGGTCGGAACATGCTTTTGAAAATGGTTATGGGCAAGAAGAATTTACTAAGGGCATAGAAATGTATATGTCTGCTGTAGGAAACTCTGGCCCAAATCTTGATGATGAAGCTGCAAAGCTAGGAGAAAACTCTAGTGATCGAATTAACTCAGTTAATATGTTTGCTAATAAGTTCTTTCCTAAAGAGGCGTTTCCAGCAATAGAGCGCATGTGTGAAACTCATGAGGGCGTTCTTGCTTTAGAACATATTATGAGTTCATTAAAGGAAGATAACTTTTCTGGATCAACGGAACCTACTGCTGGAATTACCCAACAAGACTTAGAGGAAATGATGCGCGATGAACGCTACCATAACCCAGCAAAGCAAGACAGGTATTTCATTGAAGAAGTCAGGAAGGGTTATCAGCAATTATATGGGTGATGTTGTTTTGCGCTCACATGGCCTTAGTTTAGTTAAGCTAAAGCCATGCCATATCTTTCCTTTCTTGCAAGATATGAGCATAGAAAACAAAAGAGAGTTTAGTGAGTTATATAAACTTGATCCTTTAGAATCATTACTGCAATGCCTTAATGACGATATGGTTTTTGCTGTGGTTAAGGGCGATAGGCCCTTAGCTATTACTGGCATAAACGAACACTCGCAAATGTGGGCTTTGTTTTCTAAGTATATGAAACAAAATTGGATTAGATTTGCTAGAGCATCACCTGATTTAATAGGTTTTTATCATTTATATCATGACCAAATAAGCTGTGATGTATGGACAGAAAGCGATATGATTGTTCAGTGGCTTGCTTATTTAGAATTTGAACCAATTTTTATTAGCAAAGAGAGTAATATATTACATTTTGTGCGTTGCAATTTAGATAGCAACAATACTAACAGTCGCATATCACGGCCTGTCATGCACTGAGTAGCCCATTTGGATACCTACGTTGAAGTAAACAGACGGACACCCGTTAATGTTTTCTTTAATAAGGACTCTTGAAATGGCGAATACAATCGACACAGCCTTTATCAAGCAATTTAATGCAGAGGTACATTTAGCGTATCAGCGTATGGGTTCTAAACTCCGTAACACTGTGCGTTCTTCAACTGTATCTGCATCAACTGCTCGGTTTCAAAAAATCGGCACTGGCTCTGCCTCTACTAAATCGCGCAATGGTTCGGTAACACCGATGGAATTGGCTCACTCAAACGTAGAAGTTACCATGAATGACTTTTATGCTGCTGAGTACATCGACAAACTGGACGAGTTGAAAACCAATATCAACGAGCGTCAAGCTGTAGCTAAGTCTGCTGCTGCTGCTCTTGGTCGCAAAACTGATGAAATCATCATTGCGGCTATGGATGCTGGTGCAAGTTCAACTCAGATTAACGACACTTCTGGCGCGCTTGTCAAAGCTGATATGCTAACATTGTTTGAAACAATGGGCATTGCTGACATTCCAGAAGATGGTGAGCGTTATCTTGCAATGAATCCTAAAGGATTTGCTGATCTGTTTAACATAAACGAGTTTGCATCTTCTGACTATGTGGGTTCTCAAAATCTTCCTTTTGCTGGTGGCATGACCATGAAGGAATTTTTAGGCTTTAAGATTTTCTCGACTTCTGCGGTTAGTGGTGGCAAAAACTTTGCTTATCATACTTCTGCTATTGGTCTTGGTATTAACGCTGATGTTACTACTGAGGTTAATTATGTTGCCGAAAAAGTTTCTCACCTTGCAACTTCTATGATGTCTATGGGGGCTGTGGTTATTCAGTCCGAAGGCATCTATGAAGTTCTCGACAATAACTAAGGAGACTCATAATGGCTTATAGCGCAGCAGGGTTAATTCGGGTCGGGGGTGGCAGCGGTGCTGCACTCTGGATGTATCGAACAGCAGATGCGATTGCTACTATCAATACATCAGGTTACTTTAACGACGCAGCAAACATGCTTAACGTCCGTGACTTGATTATTGTGCAGGATACAAACGCGCCTACTACAAACTTTGTAACTGTTTTGTCGAATACTGGCTCTGTAGTGGATGTGTCTGATGGCACAGCCGTTGCCGAGACAGACAGCGATTAAAAGGAATGGGGGGCTTCGGCCCCCCAATCATTGAATGGTTGATATAGCTAATACCTCAATAAAGATTTGCTCAAGAGCGTCTTTGCTTATTGGGGGTAATCCGATTTCGTCTTTTACTGATGGTTCTTCTGAGGCTACAGTAGCAGGGGCGATGTATGAAGATATTGCAAGAGCAGCATTAACTAACTGCCGATGGAGGTTTTCAACTAATCAAGCTGAATTAAATAGATTATCAGACCCTCCTACTGGTAGGTTTGATTCTGCTTATCAACTGCCTTCTGACTTAATGCTATTAAATGCTGTTACTGTTAATGACTTTAACATTAAGTATGACACCTACGGCAGTAAGATTTATTGTGATGCTGGTGCAAATGATACTTTAGTGGCGGATTATATTTTTCGCGCAGATGAATCAAATTGGCCTCCATACTTTGTTGTTGCTGTTGAATATACAATGGCGGCTGTCTTAGCTGTATCGGTTGCGCGTGATGCTCAATTGGCAAAGTTAATGGAAGAAAAAGCTACAATACAAATGATGCAAGCACGCCGTTTACACTCTCAATCACAAACTACTAAGAAACTAAACACTTCTAGGTTTATTGCTCAAAGGCGTAGTTAATGAGAAAGTTTAGAGTACCTATTAATAGCTTCCAATTTGGAGAGATAAGTCCATCTACAAGGTCAAGAATTGACACTCCAATCTATGCGGCATCTGCTGAACGACTAGAGAACGTAGTTGTAAAAGCAGAAGGCGCGGCTATGAAGCGTGCTGGTCTTAAAAACATTTATGATTTTGGGATTACTAGAAACACTGCAAAGACAATGCAAAGCAAATTGTTTCCGTTTATATTTTCTGATGATGAAAGATATATCGTTTCAGTTGAGGAAGCTAAGGTTCGCGTTTTTAGAATTATAAGTGAAACATCTGTTTCATTGTCTGCTACTGTTACAGCAGACGTTGATAGCAACGCTTTGCCATTTGATGATGATTACTTGCATCAATATACTTACGCTCAATCTGGCGATGTTATGTTTATTTGCCACCCTGCGTTTATGCCCAGAATGATTACTCGTACTGGTTTAGATTCTTTTGAAGTGCAAGTTTTTGCTTTTGATAAACGATCAGATAACAAAGAAGTCTATCAACCATATTCTTCTTTTCATGGAACTGGTGTTACTCTTGATCCGTCCGCAGTAACGGGCAATGGCATTACTCTTACAACAAGCGCAAATTATTGGGACACAACAGGCAGTGTATCTGGTGGTGTATATCCTGATTCAAAACACGTTGGCGTGCGCGTCAGGTATGGCACTTCTGAAATACAAATTGTTTCTGTTGTAAGTGCTACTGTAGCTAATGCAAATGTTATTGATACACTGGTTCAAAAGTTAGCAATATTAAATCCTTTTAGAACTATAACAGGTAGCACAACAGTTGAGGTAACTAATCTTGGTCATGGTTATTCTGGCGGTGAGTCAATAACTTTTAGCGATGCTTCTGCTACAGGAGGCATTAGTGCTGGAAATTTAAATGGCGCACGAACAGTAGTTGATATTTTAGATGACAATACCTTTACGTTTACGGCGGGAGGTAGTGCAAATGAAGATGAAGATGGCGGCGGTTATGTAAAAGTATCAACTCACAATCCAAGTAGTAACTGGGACGAGCAATCTTTTTCTGAAAAAAGAGGTTATCCCTCTGCAATTACTTTGCATGAAAACAGATTAGTTTTTGCTGGAACCTTAGCTGAACCAGATGCTTTATGGTTTAGCAAGTCGGCTCAATTTTTTAACTTTGATGTTGGCGAGGGAGAAGATAACGATTCAATTAATTTAGTTGCAGCTACTGGTGATGTTAATGAAATACGATACTTGGTTTCTGATAGAGACTTACAAGTGTTTACCGCCTCAGCAGAACTTTATGTGCCAACTTTTCTTAATCAAGCAATAACCCCAACAAATGCACAGATAAGAAAGCAAACTCCATTTGGTTGTGAATTTGTCCAACCAACTCCCTTAGATGGCGCAACTATATATTTGCAAAACGGCGGCAAAGTTGTAAGAGAATATCTTTATACTGACTCTGAGGATGCTTATACTTCGACAGCAGTATCTACTATTGCGTCACATCTTATATCGTCTTTTAAGGATATATGCGTTGTAAATGGAGCGTTTAGTGAAGCTGAATCGTATAGTGTCTTTGTTAATGCGCTTGGTGAGTGTTCTGTGTTTGGGTCTAATCGTGCCGAAAAAAGGGCCGGATGGACAAGATTTACAACGCAAGGCTCTTTTGAATCTGTGGTTGCTATTGATGATCGTATGTTTGCTTCTATTTGGTTTGATAATACTAACCTTCGTCTTTGCGAGTTTATTGTTGGTCATCACCTAGATAACAGTAAAACTTATACTATTTCAAATAAATCAACATCTGTCAGTGGTGATTTTGCAAATGGTGTAGTTGTTCATGTTGTTGCTAAAACTGCATCAGGTCGTGAAGATTATTTAGGAACGCATACTGTTGCTGGCAATGCAATAAGTCTTGTTGAATACAATGAAACTTATGCTACCGCAGAAATTGGTTATAAGTTTACAATCAATGTAACTACTAATCCTGTAGATGCTCAAGTAAAAACAGGGCCTGTTACTGGTGAGCCAAGAGGCATTGCTACTGTTGTTGCTGATTTTATAGAAACTAAATCCGCATCGATGAATGGCATATCCTTAATAACTGACAGTGCAATAAGTGGTAAGAAAGAATTTAGGTTGCTAGGATATAGCCGTGATCCAAAGATTACGATAACCCAAAATGAACCTTTGCCATTTCAACTAAATGGTTTAACTGCGGAGTTAATTTTGTAATGCTTAATTTTATTGTTCCTGCTCTTGGTCTTTATCTATCTCATAAAAGCGCACAAGCGCAAGAAGCTGCGGGTCGTGAGTCATTAGAGGAATCAAAGCGTCAGGCTTATGACATTCAAACCTCTCGCGTTATTAACCAAGCGCAAGCAAAAATAGAACAGAGTCGGCGCAAACAAGCACTTGATAGTGCCGAGAAATCAAACATAGCTTTGTTTAATAAATACTCTGATGCAAGTCGCAGTACATCGGTAAAAGCATTTATGGATGAAAACAAACGAAAGGGGGCTGTTGATATGGATATTATTGCAACGTCTGCCTTATTTACAGATGCGACATTGGCTGCAAATAAACGAACAACAATTAGTGAAGGTCATGCAAGATTGACTGCTGCTAACATTGGCGCATTTACTACAAGAGCCACAGGCATATATAGGTTTGCTGAAACATTTTCTTATAAACCTAGCGGAGAAACAGCTTAATGGTCGGCATAATAAAAGAAAAGTACGAAAGTAAACTAGGTCAAATTGGTGTTGCTCGTTTTAACAACTCAGCACAAATTACTGGTGATGCTATTCGCCAAGGTGCTGATAAGTTTAGCGATATTTTGTTTGATCGTGCTGCTCAAATTGCACAAAGAACTGGTGAGGAATTAGCTGCAAATGCACCAGAGAGTGAAATCTATGGGCTTGATGAAAATGGTCAGCGTTCTCCATTAAGGGCTTTAAAAGGCTTTAGCCTTGCTATGGGAGGCACAATTCAACGGGATGCTTATCGACGCCTAGCAACTAATAGATTTAGAAACTCTGTAGAAAATGATATGAAGCAAGCCTCTGCTCGTATTTCTATTGAGGTTATGGATAAAGCTGATCCTGTTGCAGAGTTTGACGCTAGGTTTGGCGATTACATTGCTGCCGTTGGCAATCAGGTAGATGATGAATTTAAAAGTTTTACTACTGATACTGGCTCTTTGTTTCTGTCTCAAAGACGTTTAGTTTTATTAGAACAGCAAAAGCAAAAACAAATCCGTGAAGCTCAAGCAGCACAAAAAGAGGCTTATGAGCAAAATCTTTTAGACGCAAGAGGTTTAGGTTACTCTGGGGCAGAGAATGAATTGCCATCTGTTATTGCATCTGATCAAACTGAGACTGATGTTACTGTTAGTGTGGCAACTGGTGACACTCAAACACAGGTTTCTGAAACCCATAAAAAAAGTTTAAATAAAGTTCCCGTTGCGCCTGTAGATTCTTTGCTTGCAGCATATCCAGAGACAAGCAAAAAGCATAAAGCTATACGAGTAAGTTTTGCTCAAGGTCAAATTGAAAGGCATGTTGCTTCGTTTGCTGGTAATAACGCTGATATAAGAAGTCATAATTTTAGAATTATATTAAACAGTGTTCGACCTGACGGTTCTTTAGATCAAACATTGTTAAATACAGTTTTAACAGAAGATGAAGCAAAGAACGACATAGAGTTTGTAACAAGAATATTGGGCAGTTTTAAGAAGTTAACGCTTTCTGACTTAAACCAATTTCAAGTTGCAATTAATGATGAAGTCAAACTTGCTTCATCATCTGCTGCTTTTGCAGAAAAAGATCGAAGGGAAAAAGAATCAAATGTGATTGAAGGGCAGCAAGGAACTGCGGCAGGGCATGCAATTGCAATTGAGTCTTTTTTATCTGAAGGTGGATTTACACCTCAACAGATTACTGATTCAGAAAGTTCTATTGATTTATTAAGCAATATGATTTCTCGCAGTGATAGAATAAAATATTATGCTACAAAGAATAATCCATCAGTTTCAGTGCAAGCGTCAACAGCTTACTCAAGTAATGTAAATGCTGCTTTAAGAGATTTTTTAACTAAAACTATTAGTACACAATTATCTTCTGGTGAAAAAATTACTGATGAAAGTTTTAATACTTTAGTAACTGCTTTAAATTCTGACCCTGCAACTATGAGAACAAAACTCCAAAATGCAGGAATAATTGATTTTTCAAATTTAGATAGTGATCAAAGTGAAATAGTTGATAAAGCATTTAAGGTTTTAAACCCAACAGATAGTAGCTCGCCTCTTGCAAAATTTATAAAATCAGTAAATGAGGCTCAAAAAAGTCAACGGGAAACTTTAGAAAAAGCACAGGACGCTTGGGGTACTAATTTTCTCAAAGATTTGGAAAATGATTTATCTGCTTTGTCAGATCAAATAGTTGTTCGAACAAATGCTTATGGGACGCCTCCTCAAACAGAATTTGCTCTTGGTGTTACAGCCGCAATGCGGGAAGCGCAGCAAAATTCTAATTTAAATGACCCAGAGTTTGCGGTAAAATTTAATCAAATTATACAAAACGCTCAAGACAACCATTTGCTTTATCGTACAATTAATTTTAACACAACTACGCAAGACAGTTTAAAGCATTTACTTTCTTTAGCAACTGATCCATCTACAATTCCTTCTGGCTTGCAAAGTAAGCTAGGAGTAAGTGATACAGGCATGAAAAATATTCAAGATATTTTTCAAAGAGTTGGCAGTGTAAAATCGCTGGCATTAGTAAACAATTTATTATCTGCAAAAACAAAAGGCCAAGACGCTATTAATGCAGGGGTGGAAAGACTTTCTGTAGAAAGCACTAAAACTTTTAATAAAGTAATTATGTCTGCATTTAAATTTGATTTAATGGGCACTCAATCAATTGGTGAGTTAGACGCGCTGCAAAACCAATGGTCTGATAGTATGTCCTCTACCTTTAAGGGCAATATAGTTACTGGCATAGACGGTATGTCTACAGTAGTAGGTGAGGACCCTAATAAAAAAGCAGAATGGACTGCGATACAGTCTGTAGTTAAAAAAATGAAGCCCGAAGAAATTGCTAAAGTTGAATCTAATTTCTTAAAAGATGTTGCTCGTCGTAGGGTGGAAATTGTTTTAACTGCTATTGGAGTATCAAGCAACTATAGCCAAGACTCTATTGATTTGCTTAACTCAGTACAGGCTTACATGGCAAATCCTTCTGATAAATTGGGTGAGGATTTAAGCAAAGTAGCAGGGTTAAAACAGCAAATTGATTTAGCAATTAATCAAAGAACTTTTAATTCTACAGATAGTTCTGATGACTTTGTAAAAGATATGGCTAATTCGTTTACAAGAATGGGCAAGTTATTTGAGCAAAAACGTAAAGCAAATGCTCAAGCTGTTAAGGTAACATCAGTTCTTAATCCAAAAATAACTTATGTAGGAACTAATAAACAAGCTGCTGCAATTGCTCATGATCAATTTTTTACAAACAATCCTCGCCCTGATGATTTCTTTTTAAATATAGAAAATTACTTAAATGATACTGAAAGCCCTTTTCACGAAGCGGCTAAAGCATATTTTACAAATAGAGGCGAATGGGTTGATCCTGCTATCTTCCAAAGTTTAAGAACTATGTTTCAATCAGATGATAGCATGACTGATGAAACATTAAGAAAGAATTTAAAACTTGCTGACAATTATTTATTTTCATTAAATGAAAGAGGCGCAGCCGTTCTTTCCCCTGCTATTCAACGCGATCAACCGCAAGCAATAAGCGCACACCAAATTGGTGTTTTTATGGAATTGCGTTCTATGGCTCAAACAGGAGCCAAGGTAGATGAAATGCTTGCTTTTGCTAAATTGCACAGATCAGACTCTACTGCTACGGCAGAAGATAGGCGTAATAAGCGAGACCAATTTTATGGAGAAAAAAATCCTGTTAAATATTTAACTGATTTATTAGGGGAAAATTACACTGACGCAACGCCAGAAGCACAAGACGCTCTTGAGGCTTTCTTTGATGCGTTTATGACTTTAAAAACTGATAGCAAATCTGCTGATGTTCAACTTGAGTCTATAGCTGAAACTTCTATTAAAGAGGATAAAGCGGTAGTTGCTCATGCTTTAAACGCAAGACTAAAAGATCGGCACCCTATAACTTTGAGTGACTTTGGTGGAGACGTTGAGGCAACCGCTGTTGTTAGATTGCTTATGAGTAAAGTTTATGAACATGGTACTTTTACTCAAGCTGAATTGCAAAATCCTAGTTCTGCAAATTTTATTTTGCCATTACATGATCAAAGCACTATTCCAGAAGAACAAAGTTTGGCGCAGTATTTTGTTAATACCGCAGGAACTGCTTTCAATATTTTGTCTATGGGTTCGGCTAAAAGATCAGAATTAGTTAGAGACGCATTTATTGATGGTGGCCCTACGGGAGATATAAATGACGCAATGGCTATTACCTCAAGTAGTACAAGTTTTTCTGAGCGACAAGCAATTGAAGGCGATCAAAACAGAAGGGCCTTTTATGTTGTAATGACGGGTAGCCCACATTCTAAAGATGTTACTGCCTCTCTTTACGTATCAACAGGTGATGGAACTTCTTTGCGGCCAGTTAAGACTAGCGATAATATTCCAATTTCTGTTTCATCGTCAGATGCTAAAGACAGCAGATATATAAATGGCTTTGTTCAAAATCGTGAGACTATAATTGATGATGCAAAAAAGGCTGAACGACAAGCAGAAATTGCACAAGAAGAAAAAGAATTACTTGCAGATCAAAAATTAGGAAGAGATGATGCTGCTCAATTAGCGTCTACTATAACAACAAAATTAAAAATTGTTCAGAAAACGGCTGATGAATACGCTACAATGTTAGACTTTGCTAGAACGACTAATTCGAATGATTTTATAAACGACATTAAAGCATTTGAAGCTAAACTGCCTACTAACTTAATTCCTTTGTATAGAGAAAATGCTGCTTATCAAATTGAAGAACGCGACAATGCAAGAATAAATGTTGGCGTTGATTCTGTGGTTGATATTGTAATGGGTAGATTGGACGCTGATCTTCCAACTACTTCTGTAGATGCTGATTATATAATGAGTGTTATTAATAATAGCTCCTCCTCTTTAACTCCTGCTGTTAAAGATAAAATTGTAAACAAATCTCTAAAAGAATTAAATCCACAGATTAAGTTAATAAATCAACAAGCTGATAGAATGTCAGTCGCTAGAGAAGTAATTAAACTTGCAACTGAATTAAATGAATCATCAGATTTATCTAAGCATTATGGCGTAAATGTTGAAACATTAATGGCAGCTTACAAAAAGGCAACTGGGAAAACCATTGATAAAAGCGTTGCACTTCTTGCTCTTGCAAAAGAAAAGTTCCAGTTTGAAAAACCAAACCCTGCCCAAGATAATTTAGAATCTTGGCTTTCCCGATCTGCACAGCTTGGAGAGTTTATATCTGGTACTGTTGATGGTGAGCCTACTGAAATACCAGAGGCAGATTCTATTAGGCGGCTTGCAATTTATGTTGATAAACGCAGTGAGTTTTTAAACGGAAAGCTACATTCTGACGATGTTAAGCAAGTGTTTGATTTGTATAAAGAAGAAAATCCTGACACTAAACTGCGTTATACTGATGTGTTTAAAGTATTGCAGGACTATCAGTTTGAAAAAAGAATACCTATGGCGGCACCAGAAGTTGAAGGTTTTGAAAAGTTTAAAATCAACTGGATGAACTTAGGTGCTACCAAAGGTGATTTAACAACTTTTTATAAAGGGCCAGATGGTTTTTACACTGTTGAATCAAATATAAACAATGAGCCAGAATTAACAAAAGTTGATGCTGTTTATCAAAAAGGCATTGCTCGTCAATACGATGATCTTAAAAGCACTACATCTAGGGTTAAGCCAGAAGATAAGTTTAATTTCAAAGGACAGCCAAACGAATTTACAATGAAAGTTGTAGGCGGTTACAACAAGGTAAGTGACTTTAGAGAAGGCCGCGAAGGTGAGTATTATTACAATGATCCATCAAAGAAGAACTTTGGCAAACTGGTCAAAGACAAAAAAACTCTCTCTATGATTAAAAGGTTTAGGAATAGATAATGGGTACTGTTCAATTAAGCGATTTACCTTTTGGCCCAACTAAACCTTATGAACCAGAAATTAGTGCCATTGACCAAATATTAGGTTATCAACCTTTTTCCCCTGTAATGGAAACAATAGATGATTTAAGCATTAGGCCGCATCAATTGCCTTACACAATTCAAGTTAGTGAGGGTATTGATCGTGGCGCAACTGTAAATGCTATGCGCTTGGCTGCTGATACGCATACTAATTATGTTGATTTATTGCAGGGTGCTTTTACTCCTTGGACTCCTGACGAAACATTTAATCCAGCTACAATAATGAAAGAAAGAGGTGACGAAGAACATAGTCTTTCGTTGCTTCACGCTGTTAACCAAGAAAATTATGATTTTCTTCTTAATGCTTCAATGAGAGATCATTCAAGAGCAAGAAATTGGCAGCAATCAAGTTGGTCTGCGGCATTAATATCTTTGCCCTTTGATGTTACAAATATAATCCCAGGCGTTTTAGCTTTTAAAAGTGTTGGCACTGCTGCTAAAGTTACCAATGCTGCACTTACGGGTGCTGCTTTTGCAAGCGCAGAAGAAATGACTAGAGCAATGAGCGATATTAATTTTAGCGTTGAAAGAGCGCAAATGAATATTGCTGCATCTACTGCTTTTAGTGCTTTGCTTGGTGGAACCATTGATGTTTCTGTAAGAGGCTATAATAATTTTGTAGTTGATTCACATAGAAACTTTAGAGCGCGTAGTCGTGAGATTGATTTACAAGCACAGTTACAACGTAGGCAGGGTGATTTTGTTGTTCGGCAAAGATCAAGTAGACCACTAGGCTATTTAGAGGATTGGGATTTAGAAGTTGCTTTGACTCAAATTGAATCAAGTATTCATGGCCTTACAGTTGGTGTTGAGCGTTTAAAAGAAAAGCAAGATGCTGGAACAATTACAACTCCTGAAATCAGAGAGTTAAATAATAAATCTGGCAAATTAACAGATCGTCACTTAGAGCATACTAAGCATATGCAAGAATTAACTGACCGTAGAATTGATCTTGCTACGACTGATGGCGTTCTTGACGCTAGAAAGTTAGCTGCTGGTTATAAATGGAATCCTATTCGCAGCCCATATAAAAGTATTATGATGCTTGATCCTATAAAAGATGCTGCTGGCAATCTTAAATGGTCTGGTTTGAATATGTTAAAAGACGCTGTTGCAAAAATAGGTGGCGATCATGGTACTTTAACCCATGGCAATCAGATGGGCATACCGTCAAATAGAAGTATTGATATTTCTATTGCATCTGAGCGTAGGCATTGGGCTAGGGTAAATAAAGCGACAGAAGAAGCATACGCAGAACATACAGATACTAGGAAGATAAATTTATTTGGCCTTAATCCATCAAGTATGTGGCGAAGCATTACTGGTAGCGGTGAAACATTAAAGTCATTTAGAACTGAAGCTAATCGAAAACGCATTTTTGAAGAAGAAGCGTCATCACCTGCTGAATTAAAAGTTATGCAAGCGCAGCAGAATTACTATCAATCTTGGGGTGATCGTATTGAAGCTAATCATCACATGGGAAACCAAAATAGATTAGCTCAAGGCGTAGCTGTTTACGAAAGAGATTTGTTAGAGATAGAGGCGCAGCTAAGAAAAAGGCTGACTGCCGAAGTAGAGGCTCACTATAAGCGTAGACAAGTTGAAGTCACTGAAGAACTAAATAAAACACGTTCTGCGCTTGCTGTTGTTCAAAGTGGTAGAATTAGAGGCCAAGTCGACGAACCATTTTTTAATAGGATTTGGGATTCGGATGCTATTCGCAATAATTTAGACGCATTTAAAGCTATTATACGCAGCCATTTTATACGCAATCCTTCGGTAGCACGTTATAATCCACAAACTAAACTTCATGAGCGAAAGACTCTTAGTATTTTCCAAGGGCGGGATTTAGATGATGCTGTAGATGATGTTGTTGAATCAATACTTAACGATAAAGACCCTTTTGAAACAGACATTATGCAATCTCTTTCTGACAGCAATAGATTAGCTCACAGAATGATTGATATACCTAACAAAGATGTTTTTAATTTTATTATGCACGATCCTCTTGCTGCAATGCAAAACTATAGTGAGCGCGTAGCTGGTAAATATCATTGGAGTCAATCATTTGAAGGCAGGACACCTAAGGGTGTGTGGCAAAACATTGAAGATCAACTAATTAAAGATGGTTATAGTAAAAGATGGATTGATAAGGCGCGCCTTAACTTTAATGTTCTTGAGGGCAGGGTAATGAGTACACCCTTAGCAAGTCCAGAGCGTTGGGATCAGCTTGCTGCCCAAAGACTTAAAGAGTTTACTTCATTAAATTATCTTAGCACTTCTGGCATTGCTTCTATTCCTGATTTTGGTCGGACACTTATGGAGCATGAAACGCGAGACGTTTTCTTAGGTTTGTTTCGTATGTTTACAGACAGAGAATTTAGAGATGTTATGAGGGCTGTTCGCACTGAAATAGGCGAAGGCTTAGATATTATTATGGGTGCAGCACATCATAGATTAGATGCTGGCCTTACGCGCAATGTTGATACTGCGGGTTTGTGGAATCAAACTCGTCAAGCTGGACACATTATGAATGGGTTAGGCCCAATTACTGAGTTCTTTAAAACATTTGAGGGTGCAATGAGGATGCACACTCTTATTACTTATGCTCGTCGGCACAATGACGGAACTGCGTCTAAGTATGAATCTGATTACATGGCTCGTTATGGATTTACGATAGACGATATGAAAGAAATTGCTAACACGGCACCTTATAAACTTATGAAAGGCGGCAAAAATCGTAAGAATGGTTTTTATCTAGCCAACATACATGATTGGGAATCTGCTGGTGTAAGCAAGAATGTTATTATGAAGTATAGAGAGGCTGTAAGTAGCGGCGTTCTTAATACTATTGTTTCTGCAACCCCTGCTGATCGTCCTATTATGAGCGATGGCACTGTATTTATACCAATTCATGTTGCTCAAAAACTTCCATGGGGCAAGAAGTTAAAAGAAGATGAGCGCAATAAAGGGTATGTAAGAATTGAGTCAGGTGCTATGACTCTGCCTTTTCAATTTTATTCTTTTATGTTTGCATCCATGAACAAAGTAACGGCTGCTTATGCCACAGGTCATGTAAAGAATAGAGTAACTGGTGCGGTAGCTGCTATGGGGCTGGGCTACATTTCTATTATGCTTAAAACACCAGATTACATTTGGGATCAAATGTCTGAGAGGGATAGATTTGCTAGGGCATTTGATTACAGTGGCCTTGCTTCCCTTCATAGTTCTTTAGTTTATGACTCAATGCAAACTCAGTTAGCGGCTGGCGGCGATCCTTTCTTTGGCAAATTTGTATCTCCTAAATTTGATCAAGAGGCTAACATGGCAGATTTTGCAACAAGTATAGCTGGTGCTGGTTCTTCTACGCTTCTTGATGGCTACCGTGGATTTGCTGAATTGTTTAATGGAGATGCTTTAAAGGGTGCAGCTATGCTTGGTAATACATTGCCGCTTACTGGCACTTTACCTGTTAAAATTTTTACTGACGAAATTGCTGACGTTTTGGGTGGCGGATATAGGGGTGGTAGAAACTAATTGTGCGTTGAGTTTTTTAAGGATTAGTTAGAAACCTCTAAAAAAGAGGTGATTTATGACCATTGATATATCAGACAATGACCCACGGATTAGTTACACAGCTAA